TAGTCTCTCCTTAAAAAGGCCATTCCAAAATGTGCAGAAAATGAGCGAAAATTTCTGAAACTTAATGCACACTTTGGTTTGGCATTACCCAAAAGAACAAGTTTTTGTCGATTTTTGTTCATTATGGTAACAAAGTAGACTATTGGTAATGATAGGTCAATACCTAATTTACATTGATAATTAAAGGTTTTTTGTAAGTGATTATCAAATGTGCGAGAAATGTTCATAATTTATTTATTAAATTTTGTTTTCTCTCTTTGTCTACTTTCGCATAGTTGTAAACCATAGTCTCTGACTTCCATCCACCTACTGACATAATATCATTTGTCGATGCTCCTTTATTAGAGAGCTCTGATGCAAATGTATGTCTAAGTGAATGTCTTTTTTTCTTTTGATCCACATGAGCAAAACTTAACATCTCTCTCCATCTTGGTATGAGACCATGTATGGTATTCTTTTGTTGTCCGACAAACCTCCATGAAAATAAATATCCTTCTCTATCATTAATTCTTTGTAGCCAATGCCATAATGAAATCTCAGGTTCATTATCATTTCTTTGTATGGGTATGTTTCTCCATGACTGAGTTTTATTTTCAAAAATATTTAATTCATTATTATCCAGGTCAATCATAGGTCGATTGTTAGGATCTAATCTAGCAAAATTCATATCGAGAGCTTCTTGTATTCTAGCTCCAGTTCTATAAAGAAATATCAATAACAACTTTATTTCATTGTCAGAATGTTCCATACATCTGATTATTTCATCTTTAGTCCATACATACTTATCTTTATCCCTCATTGATATCTGTGGAAGTTGTTTGATCTTATATGGTTTGCACCAATTATTTTCTGCTGCAAAACTAATTAATCTACTTAAAGGCCTAATAACCACAGTATTTATCGTATTATATTTTGAGGATAATACTTTTCTTTCATCAAGTGGTATTGAAGTAAATTTTCTACCCTGATATCTTCTAATCAAATCTCCTGTTTCTGTACCTTTAGGATATCTCAAATAGATTAATTCTTCTTTTTTCTGATTTGTGATATCTTCCAAAAGTGTAGAACCAATGCAATCAGCATTTTTTTTAAAATAAGATATTCTAGCTTCACTAGGACATTGGTCGAAACTATTAAGTAATTTTTCAGTTACAAACTTAACATCATAAGTTTTTCTTTTAATTTTATTTTGTTTATAAGTTCCCTCATCTAATTGTTTTTGAAAACCCCATAAAAATTCTTCAGCTTTTTGTTTATTAATAGTTCCTGTAGACTCGTAATGTATTCTATAAGTTTGAAATGGAGTTTTGTAAGTACCCCTAATTTGTAGGTATTTACTATTTTTTCTTTTAGTTATTTTAAGCATAATGCTTTAATCCTTTCCACATCTTCCTTCGTGAAAACTCTTTTGCTTCCGAAGTATCGATTAAAACATTGCTCTTTTGGGTGTTTTGAGGATAAACTATCTAAGGTCATTTTAAAAGACCTTTCTGATTTAGCCTTAAAAATTGGGTAAATTTCTTTTATTGTATATAGTTCTTCAATATCATTCATAATAATTTCTCCTGGTTTGTATTTTCTGGTGATTTCCAAAAGATATTGCACAGTCTAAATTCAGACTCACCTTTAAATCTAGGTGGAAAACTCCTTGATGTTTTGGTTAATAATGCTGATTTAAGTTGATCGACATCTAGGAACATTTGTTCATTGTTATCTAATCTCTTTAAAATCATGCCACCTTTTTCAATGGCTTTTTCTATTTCATAATCTTTTATGGAAGCCTTGCCTTGCCATAATCGACCAATTCTTCTTGTGGGATATTTCATGTTACTAAACTCCCTAACTTCATTTCTTGTCTATTGGTTGCATTTGCATCTAACATAAATTCTATTTTAGTTATAACTCTTTCAAGTTCTGCATACTTATCATCCATTTTTTCTTGAGCCTTTTCTAATTCAACTCTCAAAGTAATTACAGTTTCATCAGTTCTTGCTCTTGCCTTACGATCTTCAATAGACATTTTTAGTTCATTAAATTTAAGTTGAATAAATGTTTGATCGAGTTGATAGTCTAATAATCTTTCAGTTCTATCTCTTTCTCTCTTAGCAGCACGATACTCTTTTATTGCTTTCATCTTCGCATCTGCAATTTTATTAGGATCAAAACTTTCCATCGTATTTAACCTTTTCTATTACTTGATTTAATAATTGAATTTTTACTTGGGCATTGTATTTGGGATCATGCTCTGCTTTTAAATGATGTTCTCGACAGAGTGCTGCCAAGTTTTCAATATAATCTGCACATTTAGAACCACCCATCCCCCTTGGGGAGAGGTGGTGAATGTCTTGTGCTTGATTACCACACATAATACAACTAACTTCCGAAGTGTCTCTTAATTGGAAGTATGTTAGATAAGTTTTTGTGTGATTTCGCATTTAGCACCCTTAGTACTTTGACATCTTTTTTTATTTGAATAAGAGGATATTGATCTCTGTCCCAACCATGTTTGTTCTTATCAAATAAATGTTTTTCTATGTGTGATATGTCTATTTCTTTCATTGTTTCTCCTTAATTTCGTGAACGATTGAACCTATTGCCCAAACCATGAAAAGATTAATGAGCAATAGGATAAGTATTGATATGAGGAGTACCGACTCAAACATTTAGAAAGGAATATCGTCTGGTATAGAGTCACCTAAAGATTTCAATTCCTCTTTAGGTTCAGGTTTTGTATCTGGTTTCCAGGTATTTAATTCTGCATACCACTTACCAGACTTGCCTTCTTTTACATCTATATTAATCCAATCATCTTCTTTGTTTTGGAGTTGTTTTTTATACCAATTTGTAAAATCAGCTTTTTTTATTGATATGGAGCATTTAATAAAATCTCTCTTTGGTTCTTTTGCAAAAAAACCATCAATAAACTCTTTATCATCACTCATTTTTATCACCTCTCTTATTAAAGTTTTGATCGTGTCCATCTAAATCATCCTTATCACCAGTTGGTATTAAGAATAACTGTCTCATAAATTGCTTTAGGGAATACGATTGACTAGCACCCAATGACTGCCCTCCAGTCATTTGCACAAACATATTCTTCTGTATTGGTTGTGACCAAGTATCTCCGTCTTTATGAACTAAAATAAATTCATACAAAATATGTATCCATTTTTTTACATCACCAACTACATGGCAATCTTTCTCATTCATTAAAATGCTTAATCCATGCTTTGCACACAGAGGATTTATGGCCTTTAAAAAACTATCTACATCGACATAGCTATAATTTTGGAACTTATTATCACTATCTTTTTGTAGAGTTTTAATATCAGACATAATCCCATGAATTGCAGCAGCAATAGTTTTAGGACATTGTTCTATTTCACTCATTTTTTACTCCTTACAGTTTTGTTGAGTTCTTTATCTTGATCGAAGGCTTGTCTAATTAATTTAAAATATTCAAAAGCCTGATCTAATTGTTGTTTGTTGAATTCTTTTATTTCAAAGTCGTCACCTTTTTTTGGAAACCTAGCGACTATTGCTTTATTAACTTTAATGTTCATTTCACTTTCTATTGAATGTCTATATGCAGAAAGTTGAACGAGATTATCAGAGTAAATTGCAGAGGAACTTTTGAAATCTATTAAAATATATTCGTCATTTTTTTTGACTAATAAGTCTGCTGTACCGCCATAATTATATTCTTTGTTAATCAGTTTTTTTTCAGAAAAAATTATTTCAAAATTACTCATGGGAAAATTCCTCCCACCAAGTCAAAAATTTATTAAAACAATTTCTAACAGTTTCATCTTCAGGAAGTTCGTAATACTGATCGAGGATATGCTGTTCTGCTAATTCATGTAATGATGTTCCAACATCAGCAGCTTTACCTATTTCATCATGGTATTTCTTACCCTCAAGACCAATTTTATTAGACCAAATAATTAATCCTTGTGAGTTCTTAAAACGACCAAGGATAGTCGTAACTGAAGGAACTTTTTTATTATCTATTTTGTATTCTGTGTGTGCCATTTTCTAAAAATGGCGAATACCCACTATAGTTTTTTATTCTAGGAGGAATAAGGATATTTACATGAAGATTTTTACGAATATTCGCCATTACTGACAAAATAATTCAATTAAATGATAAAATCAACTAAAAATGATTAATTAGAAACCAGATGATTAACCATCAACAATATCAATATCGTTTGGTTGAAACTTCATATTATGTGTGCTTGTAATAACATAAATCATAAAAAATTCTTTCATTTTACAAATTGAGCCATCAAGATAAATAATAGAACAGTTATTTTTTTTGACATCAGTGACAAAACCAATAGATCCAGCCATATATGTTTCTTTAGTTCTCACAAAACAATAGGTATTCATTAGTTTTTTATGATCGACTGTATTTTGATTGAGGTCTAAATTATATCTAAGTAAATGTTCTGTGCCTTTATCATATAATACTTTTTCATTATCTTTTTTAGTCCATTCATTAGGAAAGATAGCCTTTTGTGGATCTTCTTCATGCCTACCAGTCACCTTACCATCTGTTCGATCAACATAACCAACAATCCAATACGAGGGTACATATTCCTCGATAAACTTACCTTTTGGAACATTTAAAACCTCTGAATATCTAGAAATATTATTTAATGATAATGCTTGTTTATTTGACATTTGCCTACTAATTGTAGCTTTATCAATTCCAGTCATTTCAGAGAGTGTCTTAGGACTAGCAATACCTTTTTCATTTAGGATGTTTAAAAAAGCTCTATTCAAATTATGGATCTCTCTATCTTCATCTTTACTTAGCATTTTATTCATTTTTATCTCACTTTACTACAATTAATGTCAATTATTTGCATTTACTAACAATTGAAATTTACATAAATAAATTTTAATATCAACAATAAATTACTAATAAATCAATTAATGTTGAAAAATTCATTAAAATTATTATTCTTGATTTTGGATCAACACAGTAATTATGTGCAAATTTGTGTGGAAAATAAGATTACTTGGGAAGATTTTGAAGAACAAATATGGAAAAAATTACTGATAATAAATGATTTTAAAGAACCTTTGCCAAAATTGTCAAGAATTACTGAAATCTCAAACAGAGCTAAAAAACGCAGAGAAAAGAATACTCAAGTTTATATACCATTACCTGAACACTCACCAACAATCACCCTCTTATACAGAAATACTGCATGGGCTAGGTATGAGAAGCAGCAACAACTTGAGTCGATACTTAAAAAGATTGAAAAATCACCTATATATAGATTTTACTCCAGGATCAGCGAGAGATATAAAAATTCTAAGGAAAGAGAAGTGGCTTGATGACTGAAAAAATGAAACTACCTTACTTTGATTTTTATTACCAAGACTTCTTAACTGGTACTGCTCACTTTACTCATCAGCAAAAAGGAATCTACATAACTTTAATGTGTCATGCTGGAGTTCGTAATGGTGATGGACTACCAAATAACTTTGAACAACTTTGTACCATTGTAAATGTTTATAGTAATGATCCTGAACAAGTGGAGTCATTAAAGACAGATATTAATACTGTCTTACATGAAAAATTTAAAATTATTGATAATAAATGGCATAACGAAAGACAACTAGAGGATTATAGAAGAACAGTAGAAAAAATAAATCATAGAGCTGAAGCTGGTCGTAAAGGTGGTCTAGCAAAAGCGAAGCAAACCTCTAGCAGAGTATCTGTATCTGATTCTGTATCTGTATCTTTTAATAATATATGGGATGCGTTGTTGGTGAAGCGAGGCAGCAAAAAGAAAGCACTAGAAAAATTTAAAAGTATTCCTACTACAGTAGATCGAGAGTCAATCATAGATAAATACAACGAACTTTGTCGTAATACAGAAAATCAAATATTTATACCACACTTTAGCACTTGGTTATCTCAAGAACGATATAATGATGAAGAAATATTTAACCTGGATAACTTTAAAAAGAAACACAGTATCGTGGCAAACTTCATAGAAGAAAAAGATAATCTTTTGTTTTTTAGATCCAAAGAAGGATTTGGCATGGTTGATTGGGTTTACAAAAAGGATGGAACATTGATTAAGGATTATGGCAAAGAGGAAGAAAAAAAAGCAGCAACGAACTAAATCAAAGGAAATTTCTCAAGCACAAGAGATTGACCTCGGAGCACAAACATTAATCCGAGAGAATGGCAAGGTCTATCGATTACCTGATATGGCTGAGATGCAGATATCTCACAAACATATATCTAAAAAGATTAATTCAGTCCATGAAAGCTATTACTCAAGACATCAACTAGATCCAAGAGATGCTAAAAAGAATGCAACCAGGTTTGTAGCTGGTCAAAAACTTGAGTATTTAGGTATTATTTCTAACAAAATGAAGTCATGCACTATGAATTTTAACAGTTTAGCTGGAATACCGAATGGTACTGAGTTCTTCAATATCTTAAAGATAGATTATGAACAAGAGTTTAACGATGCTATGAAAGCAACAAAGCAGCATCAATCTTTAATATGGGATGTTATTATAGACAATAAACCAGCAACACATAAAAGAATGGACTCATATAGAGAAGCTCTGGATTTATTAATTAGCTTTTGGAGAATGTAAATATTCCCATTTGTTCCCATTTTATAACTTGAATAGTTAAT